AAATCTTAGAAGGGAGACCGCATTTTCCTTGGGAGGTCAAAGAATTCGTGAATAAAGACGAAGGTAGCGCCATAACAATATCTGGACCAAGCGCTAAAAAGCAGTTGACCGAATTAATTCATGGGACAAAAAAATGGGATGATGACTCGGCTAGCCTTAAAACAGGAAATAGACCGCTCGTACCAGCGTTGTGTGTAGATAAACTTTGTAAAACCCCTAAATTCAAATCAGTGCATATTGAAGGCACTGGCAAATTACATATTCCACATATTAAAAATAAAGTTAAATATAAAGAAGTTGAAACAATAGGCGGCGTTGACATTTCTTCTGTGGAGAAAGAAGAAGAGGTTTTGCAGCCAGTTACTAATACGGCAAAATACATTATACAATTTAAAAAATGCTTAACCCCAAATGAGGTTTTAAAGTTAAAGATTTATAAACTCAAAGCTAGGGGTGATTATAAGGGAAACGAAGAGGCTTTTAACGCCATGAAAGAACGGGCTTCCGCAGGAGAATCGGAATGGCTAGATTTAAAGCCTGTAGGTACCACCAAAGAAGGTACTGGGGCTGCGTTTATTTTTAATCACTGGCATAAATTAAGCGACAGTCAAAAAAAATGCATGACACTCCTTACCAATGCTCATTTAAATTTAATGAGAAAACATGGTGCTAAAGAATTTGAAAAACTTACCGGGGGGCAACACCATGAAAAAGTTCACACAAGTGCAATAGGCGGTTTTTCACCGGGCACTAACAACACTCAGGCACATCATCCCTTACATAAATATCCGCCCGGAAATTTTATGAATAATGAATATGATGCCCTCGTTGAATTGATTTATCATGGGGCCAAATCAGCAGTTGTTTCAGAACAGGAAGATCCCACTGGACCAAAAGAATATGTAATGTCAAGGCACAATGGACCCGTTTGGAAGGAAACAACAAAGGCTGTTTTCAACTATATTAATACGGCAACAACTATATCGAAACCGATGCGGAAGACGATGATGGCATCCCTCGAAGACATTGTAAGAATGGCTGTTGGCAGGATTATAGAAAACTTGGGTCATGATAAGATAGGGGATGGATTTGAAAGAGTTGTGGGAGAAGATGGAAAAGTAAAATTCACATATGATCAAACCGATAAGGGAAAAAAAGCAAGAAATCAAGACGCAATACGTTGGCTAAAATTATATGCGCAAACAGATCATGGAAGCGGCAAAAGAAGAGGAAGGCAAAATGTTGGTTCTTTAGACATGGGAGGAGACACTGAATCTGGCGACGAAAGCACTAGGGATGTATCAGATAGTGAACTCGCCGCTCGTGTCGCTCAAAATGAAAAAGGCCAATGGAAAGCATTACCTCACAAAAGCGATTGGCATAAGGACGGCCATTCAATGCATGATGTTATACGCAGGCAACGTGGTGCGGGCCTTGCCGAGGCGAAAAAAAAATGGGAAAAAAATGAAAAAAACATTCAAAATAAATTAAATCAAGAAATAGCAAAATGGCTTAATAATAACCCTGGTCAAATGATCACACATGCCATAGTAGATGATTTGCTTGAAAAGATGTTTCAGGATAAAGAATGGTTAAAAGAAAAAGGACTAGATCATATTGATCGAGAAACTATTGCTGGTGAGTTAGAAACAATTAAATCCATCGCAACAAAAGTCTCTACTGAAGAGGCCCCTGATGTGCGAGTTGACCCCACAGCAGGACTTGAACTTGATGATCAAGCACAACAGCTTTTTGATTTATTTAAAAAACTCGCTGAAGAGGGGAAAGTGACATACGCCGGAAAAGAACTCAGTCTTAAAACTGTGCGGGATGAAAATTTGGATGCTTTTGAGACGCTGTATAACTCAACTAAAGAAAAAATTGAAAAAAGTTCAATAGACAGAATTGAAAAGAACTCTTTGCTGAAGTCTTTAAAGCATTATTGGGACAAAATTATTGAAACAGACAAACCCAAATCAATTGGGTCAGAAGTATCCATCCCTACCGATGCACAGATGAAAAATTTAAATTACATTTTTCACCAACTAGATTTTGTTACAAAGCATCATCTCACAAAAAACCAGCAAGCAGGAAAAGATAGAATTGAAAAATTAGAAAAAAGAATGCCTGGCGGAAGCATAGAAGAATATTTGAAAATTTTTGACCAAGCATCTAAAGATCCAACCAAGGCTCTGTTAAGAACAAGATTAGAATTAATTAGAAACAAATTAAATGAACTTCAAAAAGTGGCTTAATGAACAACTAGCCGTCTATGATCCAAGAAAAAAAGTGGATTGGTGGGGTGCGCCTAGAAGTTATATCATTAAACAATTAGATCCTATAACGAAGAAAAAGAAAAAGAAAAAGAAAAAGAAAAAGAAAAAGAAATGACAAGTTTATTTGACCAGCTTCACAATCCGAGAGAACATGCCGTTAAAAAATATTTCCAAGAAATACTAAAAGAAAGATGCGCAGGAAATAAAGATATCATAGAGAAGATATCACATTATATAATTACTGATAGAGATCTTAAAGAACTTGGATCATTAGTGGCTGACTTATATGAATCTGGATACATGAAAGCACTAGATGATTACAGAGGTCAATTAAAAGAATTAGGACTAGAAGTAAAAATAAAAGCAGAAGAAAATACTAGTTACTAAAATCTGGCTGTACAGTTGAAGCTACGGAATATATTAAATACCCGCCAGATTTTTCTATTTTAGTTTGAACCCTCCACCATCTTTTTTCTCTAACTTGCGGATAAACGATAGACTTAGGTGTAACTGCATCTGTCGTTGTCCAAAAAGTCATAGCTAAATCTTCGTTTTCAACAATAACTGCCTCAAAACTAAATTTATCTCCATATGAGACTTTGTCGTAATGTTCCCCATAAAATTCATCAAAATGCTCTTTTGTAAATGCAGGTAAGCAATGGATAATAACTTTGTTTTTTATAGTGGGAAGTTCGCTATTTTTAGGATTTTCTTTTAATTCGACTTCCACCTGGTTTGGAGCCTCAACTGGTTGGGGAACAGGAGGAGTAGGGGGAAGTTTAACTTCAGGGGGTTTAGACTTAGGTTTTTCTATGTCTGGTTCGGCTACAGGCGAGGCATTATCTACTTGAAAGTTATTATCACGAGGGATTAACTCGCCATCATCTCCAAATATTGTTTTTTTCCACTCTGTGTTGTGTAGAGTAAAATTTTCTAGATCGTTCCAAAAGGCCTGATCTTCCATTAGTGGGTTGGGGCCTTGGAGTTTGTAAACACTTCCGTCTTTATTTTTTATAACCATAACTATAATATATTGTAAATTATAAGTTTCTTTCATAAATAAGAAACACAAGTCGATTTTTTAAGAGGTAAAAGCTATGAGCCTAGTAGTGCCCAATCAAGGCGAACTAATTATATTGCAGTATATGGTGAATAAAACCGACCCTGGCGATCTTATTCTTCATCTTTATAAAAATGATCAGTCACTGGCAGAAGATACAGTTATCGGAGATCTTACTGAAAGTACTGAAGCAGGGTATGCCGAGGCATCACTTGCAGGCGCATCTTGGTCCACAGCGTTGGTTTCAACTAATACCGCAACTGCTTCCCATGTAGAGAAAACATTCTCATTTACAGCAGCAGCAACTGTGTACGGATATTATGTTACAGACAATGCGAAATCTCAGGTTCTTTGGGCAGAAAGATTTTCAGGAGCACCATTTGTACTTCCTTCTGGTGGGGGCGAAATAGCCATTACTCCAAAGTTAACTCTGGACTAACAATACTTTATATTACTTTTATTCTATTTTATTCCGAAAAACCCAATCAAATAGTTGATTGGGTTTTTCTATATAATATAAAATTGTTATAAGGAATATCATGCATTTATTTTACTCTTTATCCACGGCAATAGGGGCAGGAATATTATCATATAATCTATTTGATGGGGACATAAAGACAACCGCCGCCATATCCCTTCTTGTATTTGGATATATTGGTTCCCTGTTGTTTGTATCACAGGTACAAAACAAAAAAGACACACCAAAAGATATGCCTAAAGAAGACTAGCTCATTTGGACAGGCAATGTGGACATGCTTTGCAGTCTACACATTCGCAATTATCGCCATCAACACAACCGCAATCACATACGCCACGAGTGCATGCTGGGGCATTATTGAAAAAGGGGCATCCTGGTACCAAAGAGGAACCCATAAGCCCAAGTCCAAGACCTAATCCGAAAACAACAAAGTGGGTTAGCATATTTTTACACGACATTTAATCTCCAATCATTGGTGTTTCAATAACTCCATATTAATAACCTATATATACATTGATATGATTAAAAATCCCGATGGAACTCCCTACAACGTAGCTGGAAGCCTACAACAGTTTGACCCAGAAAATCCTGAGCATGACCTTTTTAATGTTTGGGACGATGAAGCTATAAAGATAGGCGGGTCACCAATCTTTTATTATGAAGTATTTATTCAAGAGCAAACTGTAGATCCGATTTATTGGGAAGACAGAGGAAAAATTTATTCTAATTGTCCAGTTAAATTGTGGGCAGTTTATGAACCTATTACATCTCAAAATTATATGAATGCTTTTGGATTCGATGCCCCTGATGAGATGCTGTTTGAACTCAACTATCGTGATGTTTTAAACACATTGGGACATCCTCCAAAAATTGGCGCCCGACTCTATTCTCCTCATAAGCGTGAAAATTGGAAAATAGTTCAAAGGAATGTTGAAGAATTTAAATTATGGGGGGAATTGAGACTCCAGTTATTATCGCAACGATTCCAGGAATCTCGAACGACAGGAGAAGGCAAAGTCACTCAAAAAGAACCCGACTTTAAAATAAATTCAACAACTTTAAACAAGCCCATGCCTGGCGACCCAATTAATACCAACAGCAGCAACAACGATGAAGCTTCTGTTAAAAATGAAGAATGATCAAGAGAAATGGTTTAAAAAATCATTAGACATTCTTGCATCAACATTGTCAAAAAAAAATTCTACTTTATTTGGTTTATGTATTTTTTTAAAAAATCGTTTAGGTATTTTGGGAGCGGGAACATCTCCCCTTACATTAAGTAAAAATGGCTTATGCCTAGTTTCTTTCTTTTTTATTTTATAAAATTTCATTTGTCTTCATTTTTAAAAGGGCAAGAAGGCTTGATGAATTTCTTAGGCATCTTCTTTTGTTTTATCGCTCTTAATCTTTCATTTTCTTTAATCACATTTAATTCTTTTATCTTTGCCCCTTGATAAACTTTCTTAACAGCGTCCATTCCATCCTTGGCATGTAATTTTTTAATTATTTTATATTTATCATCAAAATTATTTCCTTTATGATCAATCCACGAATGAGACGCTATGTGTGTTGATCCTATCCTGGCTAATTCTGATTCTTGAGATTCCCTTTCTATAATTTCCCCCTCAGACATTTCCTCAATTTCATAATTCACTTTATTGGGCAAAATAAGAACTTGGGCATATGGCTCGTCTTTTCTAAAAACATGCCTTCTTCCACTAGAAGGAAGTTTAAATACTACAAAAAATATACGTGGCCAAAAATCCCCACCTATGTGGCCAGGGATGGGCAACGGAACTGTATCTGTTTGATCTGCGTAAAATCTAGGATGTGGCTCTATTCTAACAACGTATCCTTCTTCTGTTTTAATATCTATAGAAGATGTAAATCCGTAATGACCCGGTGCAAACTGCACAAATGGAGGAAGCGTAGTATTGGGGCTTATTTTAGTTACATCTTTTTGTTCTTCGGAAAAATCACCTAAAACTTTCATCTCGCCATTATCGTTAACAATATGGCACTCGGTATCAAATGGATAAATTAACTCCAACCCATATGTAGATCCATCTATAAAAGGAACACAATGCCACGGCTGAGGCTTATCGCCATCACTATGCCCCATAGAACTGCCAGCCCAACCAGGTATTTCTAATTTGATTGGTTTTGGAGGCACTCCTTTATACCAAGTTCTATATTTTAAGTTTGTTGTTTTCATGTCTTTAGCTCAAAAAACAAGTTTGTCATACTAACTAATCATAATAAATCAAATTGAAAGTTAAGTCTACATGGACAGCAGCAAAAATTTAAACCAATGTGATGACAAAAGTCCCGAATTAAATAGTCGAATTGACGATAAAACTACGGGATATTGCAGCGATGATGGAAGTGACTCCCTAAAAAGAACGGCTGGAAAGCCGGATTTGGGATGGTTGGAAGATGTGAGCAATAAAAAAACAGGACTCGGATTTTCTGAAACCTGTGACCCAATGCAAACAGGTCAAATTGTCAACGACCCATACGGCGACAAAGGCACGATCCACAGATACTCTAAAGCATTGCGGGGATGTGATGAAGCCATGCTGGATATGTTTAGAAAAATTGTTGCCATTGATGAAGACGGAAAAGCCCACCCCATCCCAATCATATGGGCAACTCAAGAAAAAGCAGTTGCGGCAGTTATGCAAGATAACGTTCGCAAGGACAATAGTTTAGTAGTAGATAGGATCAAGTTGCCAATGATGGCCATTCACTCTTCTGAGTTAGCGTTCAATCAAGAAAGATTCATCTATCACAAAGCCACAGATTACATGCGTTCAATGCGTGAGGATCACAAGCCTGGGTTTACCACCTCTGAAAAACATGAAAGAGATACCATTTTCGGTGTATCTAGAGGATTACCTGTCGATGTCTCATACACTTTATATATTTGGACATTATATGTTGAAGATATGAATCAAATCGTAGAGCAAATATTACTAAAATTCTCTCCAATTGCATACATAAAAGTAAGAGGTGTATATTGGGAAGTGGGAGTTAAACTAGATTCAATAGCAAATAATATTGATGTAGAACCTGGGGATCAAAATGTTCGAGTCATTAAATACCAATTTAATTTCACTGCGGAGACATTTGTTCCACAACCAATTAAAAGAGATAAAGCTGTATTAAAAACGAGAGTCGAAGTAGTAAATAGTAGTGATCCTGATAAAGTCACTGATGTGCTATCAAGATTACAGGAAGCAGTAGAAGGTTTAGAATGATAGAAATTACTAACAGAAAAAAATTTCCAGTTCAACTAGTAGTTCGTTCCAGAAAGTCTACTAACAGCTTTACCACATTGAACATACCTGGCATCGGTGCCGGGAAAAATGTTTATTTGCTTGAAGATGAAAGAGCAACTGAATATATAACTCGTGTAAAAGACTGGGGCTTAATTAGCCTTCGCAACGTACCGGATAATCAAAATTAAGGGAGAAAAGAAATGGCAATTTTAAAAGGTTTTCCACCTTCGAACACAATTAGCCCAAGTGTTAGAATAATAGAAAAAGATCTAAGCTTCGTACCACCAGATCAAAGTTTCCACCGGGCAGCGGTGATTGGCTTTGCATCTAAAGGGCCAATTAACATTCCAACGATGGTAAGAAATAGAACTGAACTTCATAGAAGTTTTGGATTCCCACATCCTAAAGATGGAGATCCTTATTTGATTTATGCCGCAATGCAATATTTGATGGTGGCTAATCAGCTATATGTCGTCCGTGTTGCAGATACAAACAACGCAAGTCACGAACGTGCCGCAACCGCACAAGTAGCAGTTGCAGATGCGGGCGGAGCAATCAGCGTTGCATCCTTGAAGGATGGAAGCGATCAAGGAGTAACTGGTTCGTTTGTAGCTCCAGCCGATGGCTCTTACGCTTTTTCAAAAGACGCTTTCTTCAGATGGCGACTCAATGGCGTTCTGGCTTCAAAGGTCTTAGTCGTTCTTGGCCCAACATCAGGAGTTCAGAAAGACTATACGACTGACGCATTGGTAGCAGATTTAAATGCCCAGCTAACCACCTTTGACGGAATCGAATTCTATGAAGCCCACGACGCTTCGTCGGGACTCGATGATGATACGGGTTCTTCAGCGGGTGATAAAATTGCCGTTAAAGCTACTTGGGCTTATGGTCCTAGCTCCAGCTTGGAACTAGTATCTGTCCAAGACGCCATGTATGGCGGAACCGTCACTGCGGATGCAAATGCTCCGGGTGCTGACGAAGCACTCTACCAAGGCACTGGCATGATGGGAGCTAATGCAACTGGTCTCGGAACTGGCATGACGCCAGCATCTGTAACCGGAACTGGCACTCATGGAACAACATGGGCTGCTGATTCAACTAATGGATTATCTGCCGCCGCTAGAACTATAAGCGTCGTAGTTGATGGCACGGACAATGTTTTAATTGATCAAGTTCAACAAGATATTGTTTTAGCTGAAGATTCCGATACGACTCTGCAAGAAGTAGTTACCGCAATTAATGCTCAAGTTGCTGCTGGGACTATCCCTGGCGGTTTTGTTGCTAGTGATGAAGACAACAACATAACCACCACTACTGGGGATCAACTCAAATTAACAACAAAGCACCGTGGCCGAGATGCGAAAATCCTTGTAAAAGCTGGTGGATTTACAAAGCCAGGTTTTTCAAACACAACCAAATCTGGGACCAGCCCTAGTGTTGTTTCAGGTGCGGGAAGTGAAGAAACCGCAGGAATCCTTACTGGCGGCACAAGTAGCGGAGTAACATCTGTTACATTTACTGCTGACAGTGCTGGCATCGAAGGTAACACAACGCAAGTTATCGTTAAGAATGATGACCGTGATGGAACCTTCCAAGTTGATGTTTACACTAACCTTGGTGATGACCAACTTGAATCCTGGGGCGGTTTAACCAAAGACGCAGCCAGCCGTTTCTATGTAGAAACTTACCTAGTATTAGTTTCTGATTACATTCGTGCTGTTGATAATACTAGCAATTCTGCTCCGCCTGCCGATGGAACTTATTCATTAGTCGGTGGTGCCGATGGTATCCCTGGTGACCCAGATGATCAAGACACAATGTTAGCCGGTAATCCTGTTGCATATAGTGGCTTGTATACTATATCTGAACCAGAACAGATTGACCTAGACCTTCTGTGTTGCCCAGGAAAAGCTTCGACAACTATTATTCAAGCCATGCTTGAAATTTGTCAGAACTACAGACACGATTGCATGGCAATCATTGATCCTCCGTTTGGCCTGACTGTTCAGGAAATCACAGACTGGCAAAATGGGTCACATCCGCTTAATGGAACAAGATTCGATAGTGATTTTGGAGCATTATACTGGCCGTGGCTAAGAATGCGTGATACGCATAATAAAGTTGATGTCTGGGTTCCGCCCAGTGGTTCGGTTATGGCTGTTTACGCCAGAAGCGATCAAATTTCAGCACCATGGTTCGCACCAGCGGGAGTTGCAAGAGGTCGAGTGCCTAACATCTCTGACGTGTTTAGTCGTCCGACTCTTGCCGAAAGAGATTTAATGTATGGAAACCGGAACTGTATCAATCCGATTGTTCAGTTCTCCGACACAAGCGACTTTGTGGTTTGGGGACAAAAAACCATGCAACGCAGACCAACGGCTCTTGATCGTGTAAACGTTCGTCGAATGATGTTCGTTATTGAAAAGAGAATTAGAGCAGCATCAAGAGTGTTGCTCTTTGAACCGCATGACGAAACCTTCCGACGAGCTTTCACAAATATCGCAACTGATATTTTAAGAGACGTTCAGGTTGGTCGTGGCTTGACCGACTTCATTGTTCAAGCTGATACAGATTTGAATACGCCGGATGTTATTGATCGTAACGAATTCCGTGCAAGAATCGGTGTTCAACCAACGAGAGCCGCTGAATTTATCTTCATCGAATTCTCGCTACATAGAACAGGAAGCTTCACGGAAAACACTGACGTATTTTAAAAAATATTCATTAAAAGAAAAACTAAGGAGATTAAAATGGCAACAATTCCGATGGGCATGGGCGAACTTGGCGGCCCTAATCTAGTATTCAAAAGAAAATTTAGATGGACGTTTGCAATCAACGGCATTTGTTCAGCTAACAACGCTGGGACGAGCGATGGAAATGTTCCTGCTTCATTTGTCAAATTGGCAAGTCGTCCAAATATATCGATTGAAGAAACAGAAATCAATTATCTCAATGCCAAGACCTGGATACCAGGCAAAGCAACTTGGGAAACGGTAACTGTCACTTACTATGACGTTGCAGCGCAGGGCAATCAAGCACTTTATAATTGGCTGGCCTCTGTGTTCAACTTTTCGGACCCGACGATGTCCCAACAGGGAAAGCACAGGACCGCCTATAGCGGGACTGGGGTGTTGACCTTGTATGATGGTTGCGGATCGGCAGTAGAAATTTGGACTATGAAAGACGTATGGCCTCAAGCGATTAACTTTGGCGAACTCGATTATTCTTCTTCAGAAGAAGTAACAATCGAATTGACCTTACGTTATTCGCAGGTTTCTTATGAATCATTATGTCCCGCCTTCACACCAGTACCTTGTTGTGATGATATTTGTTATAGTGGTACCAACGGTAGCACGCCTTCAACTGGTGGTGGAAGCATCGCCTAACCGTGGGATTCATTGAGCCATTTTAATGCAAAAATTAAATAGGTTCCCCCAAATCGGGGGAGCCTATTTTTTTGAAAGGATAATTCATGGGTGAATGTCGAGATATGGGATTGGGCACCTTAGGCCGAGAAAACACAGTATTTAAAAGAAAATTTAGATGGATGCTAACAATCGCTGGGATCGTGGGCGAAGGGGTGAATATCTATCCACCCAATTCAGCAGGAAGACCCAAATTGACTTTTAATGATTTTCAAGCGAATCACGTAGTAGAGACCATCACTATCCCTGGCAGGCCGGTATGGAATCCTATTACATTAACTGTGTATGATATCACACAGGCAGGTGCTGTCGGGGTTTCAGGAAGACATCCAATTTATGAATGGATATTATCTTTATATGGAACGCACCCCAATACGAGTGGCTCAGGAGGATTGGCTGCCGAGTCCGACAACTTTCCTTATAAATGGTCAGGAAGCAAAGCAGGCGAAGGAGGCTCAATATCTCGTCGATTCAAAAGGCCACAAGCGTTCATAACGATGTATGACGGATGCGGAATCGAGCTAGAACGATGGACTCTGGAAAACGTGTGGCCATCAGAAGTAGATTTTGGGGAATTAGATATGGGTTCCTCAGATGTTTCTATGATTACAATGACTTTGAAATATGATAGAGCTTATCTTGAAATATTAGACAATCCTACGAATTAGCCCAACACTTTGAATGCTGACGTATTGTTTCTAATTTCATTACAATTTTCAATCATTTTTTCAGGATATTCTTTATATTTAGCTATCTCTAATGGCCAATCATCGTTTTTGGGTCTCCTACTCCCTAGAATGATTGCATTTTCATAATGCTCTTTTGCCTTATTGTAATTTTTTGAAATATAATATTCGGCATCCCCTAAAAGGCACCAAAATTCAGCCATCAACGGATTTTTTTCAATACAGGGCATCAAACTAGATATTGTCAAATCATAATTTTTATAAAAATAACAATATACCAAAGAACAATAATATCTTGTCATATAAGATGATATTCCCTCATCTTTATGATGAAAAAGAAATTGATTTGCAATACGAATAAACTCTTCATACTTTCTACTCGATAACAAAATGCAAGCTTCATAA